TGCGTAATGGTTGATGTATTAGAAGATATTAGTGTTCTTGAGACTTTGTTGATTGCGATGAACGAGGGTGCGTCTGATGAAAAGAGGATGGCACTGAACTCTGTTGAGTCGCTTCTAAATAAGAAGAAGAAAATCATAACTGAGTTTGAAAAGGAGTTTGCACCAAATGATTAGGAACAAAACTACAAAGAGTGAAATCATAATTGATTTGACTGGGCCAGACGGAAATGCATATGTGTTGTTGGGTAAAGCAAAAGACCTTGCAAGACAGTTGGAATTAGATGCTACTAAAATTTGTAACGAGATGACATCTGGTGACTATGAAAACCTTATTTCAGTGTTCGATAAATATTTCGGACATATCATTGTATTGGAGCGTTAAATGACAGGATTAGAGCATTCTCTTCTTGCCACAGGACTACTCGCCATTTTCTATTATGTTGGTGTCCATGTGGGGAAGAAAGAAAAGATTGAAGATATAGTATCTACTATGTTGGAAAAATTAGAACGAGGTAATTTCATCAAAGTAGAAAAAGATGAAAAAACTGGAGAAAAAGAGTTAATACCTCTTGACAAAGCTATCTAAATGATGTATAGTGTATATTGATGTGGAGAATTATGGATGATTTATAAAACTTTAGGTGATGCAATTAATGCCGCAAAAGAAATGTGTGCAGTATTGGATACTTATGTAAAGATTACTAAAGCAAAAGACGGATACGAATTATTCGGAACTGGTGCTGTAGTACATACTGTGAAGGAGTAAAAATGAAAAAACTAACTTATGGACTTTGTGCCATGATGGCGTTGTCGAGTACGGCGTATGCCCATGATGCACAAGTTACAGATATAAACAAGAATGTAATTAATCGTGTACCCTACAATGTAGAGGTGTGTACGAATGTTACAACTGGTGGAGACAAGTCTGGTGACTTACTTAAAGGTGCTATCATTGGTGGTATCCTTGGTAAAGTAGTTACCAAAAAAGACAACGGTGCGGCCGCAGGGGCAGTACTTGGTGGGATTATCGGACACGATAATTCTGATGCACAAGCATCAACTAAAAGAGTATGCAGTATTGAGACACGTTATGATGAAGAAGTGACTACTGTTTATTCACATAGTGTTGTTACCTTTTACCATAACGGTAGACAATATAAGGTACAATTCAGCAAGTAATTGCTGTAACCAAGAATACTGCCCGTAGCTCAGTTGGATTAGAGCAACGGTCTTCTAAACCGTAGGTCGCAAGTTCGAGTCTTGCCGGGCAGGCCAAAATGAGGATTTAATGAGGTATAATAAATTTAATAAGTATAATAAGAAACGTAATTTTAAACAAGAAGAGCGTCCTGCTGGGATGACTGTGATTGTTCGTGATAATGATGTTAACAAAGCGTTAAGAGTTTTAAAGAAGAAACTCTTGCGTGATGGGTTCTTTCAAGAATTAAGAGATAGAACCTTTTATGAGTCCAAAGGGACTAAGCGTAGAAAAGCAAAGGATGCTGCAACTCGCAGATTCAAGCGAAATTTGGAAAAACAAAAACTTGAACGTGGCTATTAAAAAGGTGACTTATGAAAAGGAAGTTGAACGTAGAGAACGACTCTACTCTACCGAAGAAACGTAAACCTCGCAAACCTATGACTGCTGAGCAAAAGGCAGCGGCAAGTGAGAGACTTGCAAAAGCGAGAGAGAAACGACTTAAAGAAAATCCCCCCGAATACAAAAGTATCCATCCATCTGTACTCGCAAGAGGCGATGACGATGCATGGAGTCATATCAAAGTAAAACAATGGATTAAAACTCAAAAGAGTTTGATGTCCTCTGAACGTGCAAATGCACGAGCAAAGGTTAAGGGTGCAGAAGCACGTTATGAATCTCATCGTGGATACATTCGTAACCTAGAAACATATTTAAGAACTGGTGAATACCTAGACATGTTTTGGGGTGAATACCAACAAAACAAATGTAAGAGTATTTGTCTAGTAATGGCATACCATCCAGACGGTACACCAAAAAGAAATATCGGAACATGGTATCCAGATATTATGTGTGAGTGGACAAAAGAAATGGAAGAGGAAAATTTTGATGGAAAAGAAAAAGGGTAATATTATTGAGTTCCCTTTGAAGGCAACACCCAATCCCAACATTAAAATAGATGATTATGCTTTACAAATGCAACAAGATATGACATTTGCAGACCATCTTACTGAGGGATTGGTTGTCAACATGATACACAACATGAGTGAAAATGGTGTTGACACTGAGGATACAGAATTTATTGCTGATATCTCAATGTTGATAGAGATGGTAAAATCGACACTCTATAGAAGTTGTGGTATTCCACATCCTATGCAGTTCGTTACAGATGAATTTGTTACGACAACAAAAGAAAATGGAAAGACAAGTGTGTACTTAGATTGTTATGAAATCAAAGATGCAGTAACAACTGAGGAAGATGAAGAGTAAAATCTATTGACATATAGGCGTTATTAAAGTATACTATATAATGATATAAAATATAAGTGAGCAAATTATGATATTAGTTGATATGAACCAAGTTACCATTAGTAATCTAATGATGCAACTAGGTTCAAAACGTGACAATGAATTAGATGAAAATCTAGTTCGACATATGGTGTTAAATTCTATAAGAGGATACCGTAGTCGATTCCATGAAGCCTTTGGTGAAATGGTTCTTTGTTATGATAGCAAAAAGTATTGGAGAAGGGATTACTTCCCCAACTACAAATCCAACCGAAAAAAGGACAGAGCAAACTCTGGACTTGATTGGAACACAATCTTTGAAACTCTGAATAATATTAGAGATGAAATCAAAGAAACATTTCCCTATAAAGTATTAGAGGTCGAAGGTGCAGAAGCAGATGATTGCATTGCAGCCATCGTCCAACATGTTGCTGAAACTCCAAGTGAGTTTGAGCATATCCTTATATTGTCTGGTGATAAAGATTTTATACAGTTGCACAAATATAACAATGTACAACAATATTCTCCCACAGTGAAGAAATTTATAAAGGATATTGACCCCGACATATATATAAGGGAACATGTGCTAAAGGGTGACAGGAGTGATGGCGTTCCAAATTTCCTCTCACCAGATAACACTTTCGTTGATGAGTTACGACAAAGACCACTAACTAAGAAAAAGTTAGAAACGTGGATTGACTTAGAACCAACTGACTATTGTTCAGATGAGATGCTAAGAAATTATCAACGGAATAAAACCCTAATTGATTTAGAATGCATACCTAGTGACTTGAAGGTAAAAATTCTGGAAGAATACCAGAATGCTGAACACGGCGATAGGTCAAAACTTCTAAATTATTTTATTAAAAAGAGATTGAAAAATCTTATGAATGACATTGGAGACTTTTAATATGGTTCAAGATACCTATACACCTCTACTTTCTGAGGTATTAAAGAAAGTACATAACGCAAAGACGAAGGCCAAGAAGGTTGAACTCTTGAAGAAATATGATTGCGATGCATTGCGTGTAATCATTAAATCCTCATTCGACCCAAATATCGAATGGGTGATTCCCCAAGGTGAAGTACCTTTTACAGCGAATGATGCTGAAGAAGGAACTGAACACACTGTACTACGAAGAGAGTACAAAAAACTTTATCGTTTTGTTAAAGGCGGTGACGATGCACTAGTTGGATTCAAACGTGAAAATATGTTTATCCAAATGTTAGAAGGACTACACAAAAGTGAAGCTGACCTCGTTATCTCTGCGAAAGATAAAAAACTACATCAAGCATTCAAAGGACTCTCTGAGAATGTCGTTAAAGAAGCGTTCCAATGGAACGACAGTTACAACAAGGAATAAAGCTATGAAAGATAACTATCAACATTGTTTGGAGATGATTCTCCATCACGAGGGTGGTTATGTCAACCATCCAAAAGACCCAGGCGGTGAAACTAATCTTGGCATTACCAAGAGAGTTTATGAAGATTTCGGTGGTACGAAAGACATGAAAGACTTAACTGTAGAGGATGCCGCACCCATCTACGAAAAGAATTATTGGAATCGTCTAAAATGTGATGACATTCCAAACGGGCTAGACCTTTGCGTATTCGATTTCGGAGTAAACGCTGGTACAGGACGAAGTGCAAAATATTTGCAAACACTAATTGGAACTGTTGCCGATGGTGGCATCGGGCCCAACACACTAAGGAAACTTGGTGAGTATATTGATGAACATGGTCTTGAAACAACTATCAAGAACTTTCAAGCAGAACGTCAATCATACTATGAAAAATTAAAAACATTTGAGACATTCGGTAGAGGTTGGACTCGTAGAGTTACAGAAACTACAGAAGAAGCTCTAAAAATGTGTTGACTTTTTAATACTCATGTAGTATTATATAAGAATGGTTAGGGGAACAACCTCTCTCAACTCTCTCTCACTCGGTTGCCCTAACTCTCGAACCCCCCATTTCTTAATCGGAATGGGGGGTTTTTTTTGGCCAAAAAGATGCCTTTGGGCCTTGACTTTTGTTCTGATAACATGTATAATATAAGTATATTAACAATGATAGAGGAACTATGAAAAGAGATAAACAACACTATAGAGATTTAGACCAGTGTCAAGTAGAACATGCAAAACTGCAATTAGAAAATACGATAAGAGAATTGAAGATAGCAGTCAATCAAAGGTCAGATTGGGGCAAAAAATTGATGGATAATGGTGACAGAGCCGGTACTGGTAATCTATATAATATGTTGGAAAAACTAGAGAACATGAGAGATTCATGGGATGAGGAAACTAAGTTATATGGTTGTTAATTGGGTGCGACAGAATGTGCCAAATAAAGTGAAGAAATGCCTTGACATTTGTTATGATAACATGTATACTATAGGTATAGTTAATGAGAAAGGAAGAAATTATGAAGTTTGAAAAATGGTTAGATACTCTAGTCGAAGAAAAGAACCTAGATATAGAACATGTATTTGAATATAAAGGCCCTGTGTGGGGTATGAATATGATTCCTTTGGGTGCAGTAATTGAACAGATTAAAGCGTTCCACCCAAAAACTCAACAAATGACAAAAAACAGATTAGTTGAGATTGATTTTAAAAATGGTGATGTAATGCACTTCTTTGGTTACATTGCACAGAAAATGGCACAATAATGAAAAATAGAAATGTTATATCAGTTGTCGGTGGGATTAAACATGAGAGACATGTTGCAGAAAAATGTGTTGCTCACATGATTGACAAACTAATGCCTAGAATGAAAACCTTGGATATTGAGGTTGAGATAAAAAACATTCCAGGCTCTGCAATTGGTTATTGTGATATGCAAGATACCAACAGAGAATTCACTCTGGAAATTCAGAAGGGATTGACTCTGAAAGAATTAGTAACAACCGTGGTTCACGAGATGATACACGTTAAACAGTACGCAAGAAAAGAAATGGATGTCGAAGGTAAAACTTGGAAGAGATGTTTCGTTGTTGAGGGTACTGGTTACTATGACCTTCCTTGGGAAAAGGAAGCTTACCGTCTGCAAGACAAATATGCACAGTCAGTTTGGGATGCAGATATTTTGTAAAAATAGCCTTGACATTGAGCTTAATGCTTGATACAATAGCTATGTTGATAATGAAAAAGAGAGGAAATATTATGATTAGTAATGAAATGCAAAAAACCCTAATGGGTATGTCAGTGAGTGAGTTAACAGAACTACAACAGTTCGCTTCAGAACTTAAAGTGATGAAGAATAAAAGTGGTTTGGAAGTTGGACAAAGAGTTTATGTTGTTCAGAAAACAAAAAAGACTCCAGGCACTATCAGAAAAATTAACAAGACAAGAGCAATTGTTGATATGGTGACTAACCCTATCAGTGGTGCTGTGTCTGGATACAATGTTCCATTTTCAATGTTGGAGGCTGCGTAATGACACAAGTTGCAGTTATTCATACAGCATTTGAGGACACTCCACAAACCGTTGCGTTTGTGGATGTTCCAGAACTCCCTACTACAATGGAAGCACTTGAGTATGCTTACAGGTGGACTAACAATGTTATGGGTTCGTGGAGTATTAAAAAACCTACTCTTAACTTTGGTGATGGTGAGGAAACAAATGGTGACTACAATGAGAATGTTACTGTTATGACTTCACTTACTACTGATGAGAACGGTAAAGAGTGGGGACTAAGGTCAACCTCTGTGGGTGACCAAATGTTAATCGGTAATCAGAAATATGTGGTTGCTGGTTTTGGATTTAAAACAATAGACGGAAAGGACGTTTAATTATGAGTGCAGTGAAAAGTTTAATGATGGATGTAGAAGATTTTGTACATGATTTCTATACAGACACAGGTGAAATGACGGATACACCAAAAAATATTGTCCAGAAAGCAATCGACAAGTTTGGTTATTCTTTTGGAAGTTATGCAAAAGATGTTATTGACCAGACTGAGGAAACTCACGGTGGACATTTTGAGTTTAACAGTATTATTAGTAACTAATATGAATAAGTTTAAAGAATTTGTATTAATGACAATTGCTTGTTTGGCGTTCCTGTTAATTACAGGTATTGCTAAGGCGAATGATGTTATCCAAGGAACAACTCTGTCTGTTGATGGAGTTGTTGTGGAAACATCTCAACCATATTCTGATGTTATCATTGATAACACTACAGATAAAGTACAAGTGATTTATTACGGTAATATTTGGGGTCAAATCTTTGACCCAAAACCAGTGCCATTTACTGACCCTAGTCAACCTAGATGTAAAGCAACATGGCACAACGCTGGGACGGTATGTGATGTCAATTAATGAACTATTAATCTCTCTTTTGGTAACTGTTTCACCAGTAGAGATAGATGACAAACTTGTTATAAATGAGTTTTTAAATAAAGAAGCAGTATGTCTTACACAGAATGTGTATCACGAAGCAAGGAATCAACCACAGGCTGGACAGATGGCAGTTATGTCAGTAACACTTAATCGTGTAAAGGATTCAAGATTTCCAAATACGATTTGTGGAGTTGTAAAACAAGGGCCACACAGACCTAGTTGGAAGGGTACTGGTGAGTTGATACCAGTGAGACATAGATGTCAGTTTAGTTGGTATTGTGACGGTAAGTCAGATACACCACACGATAAAACTACATATAATTCAATTTATGTCTTTACAACTGGACTAGTTTCTGGTAGAATAACCCTATTAGATATAACAGATGGTGCAACACATTATCATGCAGATTATGTATCACCGTCTTGGGCAAAGACTAAAACTAAAACAGTGGAAATCGAAGACCACATATTTTACAGATGGGAGAAAAGGTGAATATATTTTATCTAGATGAAGATGCAAAGACAAGTGCAATGATGCATGTAGATTCCCATGCAAGTAAGATGTGTATCGAATATGCTCAACTCATGTCTACTGCACATCGTGTATGTGATGGTAAACAAGTAAAACGATTGAGTAAAAAGAATCGTTTGCTTACTACTTACGACCATCCAGACCCACAACTAGACCATACTTTGTACAAATCTTGTCATGTCAATCACCCTAGTGCTATTTGGGTAAGACAATCCAAGAAAAACTACAGATGGTTGTATGAGTTGTGGACAGAACTGAATACAGAATTTATGTACAGGTATGATAAGGATGTCTACCATGAGAGTTATCGTAAACTAAAGTGGGCGTTATTCAGTCCACCAGAGAATATGCCTGAGGGTGTATTCACAGAACCCTTACAAGCAATGCCAGACGATGTAAAGAACGAATCGTCAATCACTGCCTATAGGGATTACTATATAAAATATAAACAACATTTGGCATCGTGGAAGAAGAGGGGCATGCCATCTTGGATGGAGATAAATAGTGCTACATAAGATAAGTGATTTTTGTGACAAGATTGATAGTATTAAAAGAATGTCTGATAAACTTAGAGAGATGAAGTATGGTTCACCTAAAGCATCTAGGCCAGACATTGATACATTGATTGAAACCATACAAGCAGATTGTCTTGCAGTATCAATGGACAAATCAAAATACTGGAAACCAAATAAAGACGGTGTTTGGACTGATACCAGTGTGATGTCACCAGAAGAAGAACGAGAATGGAAATGGTTAGAAAAATCCATTGAAGATAAAAAACGTGAGAAATAATGCCAACATTTACATTTAGAAATACAAAAACAGGTGAAGAGTTTGATGACTTTTTATCAAATTCAAAAAGAGAAGAACTCTTAAAAAAGAACCCACACATTAAGCAGATGCCTTCAATGTTTTCTATCGCTGGTGCGGTAGGTGATAACATTGACGCAAAGACTGATGCTGGTTGGAAAGAGGTTCTTGCAAAAGGGGCAGAGGCACATCCCGATAGTCAATTAGGACAACGGTATGGTAAGAAGTCTGCAAAACAAATTAAAACAGATGCGGTGTTGGCTAAACATCGACACAAGTGGAGTAACAATTAATGGCTAAAGTGAAAGACATTAGAATTGACCAGATGGTTTCAATTAAACCAATCACGGACAATCAAAAGAAGGCGTTTGAGTCGTATAAAGCAGGAAAGAATTTATTCCTTTATGGTGCGGCTGGAACAGGTAAAACATTTGTTTCATTATACAATGGACTACAAGATGTTCTAAGAAATGAAACACCATACGATACAGTGTACATGGTTCGTAGTGCAGTTCCAACTCGTGAGATTGGTTTCTTGCCAGGCGATGAGGAAGATAAGACAGCACTATTCCAAGTACCATATCAGAACATGGTTAAGTTTATGTTTGAACAACCGAATGCAGCTGCATTTTCTGGATTGTATGATAGACTTAAAAATCAAGGTTCATTAATGTTTTTGACTACTTCTTTTCTTAGGGGTATCACATTAGACAATGCAGTTATTATTGTGGATGAATGTCAGAACTTGACATTCCACGAATTGGATACAATCATTACTCGTGTTGGACAAGATTCAAAAATTATTTTCTGTGGCGATTTCTTTCAGACAGACTTGTTGAAATCAAGTGACAAAGCAGGAATGGTTAACTTTATGAAAATCCTAGATGCAATGGAACAGTTCGATAATATCGAATTTACAATCGGTGACATTGTGCGTTCTGGTTTTGTGAAGGAGTATCTAATCAACAAAATCCGATTAGGAGTTGAATAATGGCAAAATCAATGTATGGAAGTACATCTGCTCACGAAGGGACTTCCAAAGGAACTTCCCTAGGCAGAAAACCGATTACGTCTACGATGAACAAATCAAAAAGACGTAGTTATAAAAAGTATCGAGGCCAAGGTAAATAAATCTCTTTACTTTGATGTGAATATAGTGTATACTACGCTATAAGATTAATAATGAGGAAATAATATGTTTATACATAATGCTGTAGATATCCCAGAAGTAGGGACTACAAATGTGAATCGAAAACGGTTCTACTTAACACCAACTGGTACATACCCATCAATTACAACAGTGTTGGGTGTTCGTAAAGAAAAGAAAGCAGGACTCCAAGCATGGCGTAATCGTGTGGGTGAGGATGTTGCTAATCATATCATGCGAACTGCTGCATCTCGTGGAACTGCTGTTCACCATATGTGTGAGGACTTCCTAAACAACAAAGAAGTTGTAAAGGAAGATGTTGCATTTCTACCTTGGTGTTTGTTCTCACAACTAAAACCGACTCTAGAAAAATCAATAAATAATATTTACGCACAAGAGTGTGGATTATGGAGTGAGAAGTATCGTGTTGCTGGAAGAGTAGACTGTATTGCAGAATGGAACGGTGTTCCATCTATCATTGACTTTAAAACTAGTCGTTCTGAACGTAAAGATGATTACAACTTTGAATACTACATGCAAGCATCTGCTTACGCAGAGATGTTTCAAGAAAGAACAGGGATTGAGATTAATCAAATCGTTATTCTTGTTGTGACAGAAGATGGACTTGTTCAAGAATTTGTAAAGGACAAGAATGACTATCTTCAAGACTTGGTTGACACAATCGACCAGTTTACAGAAGAATGGGTTAAAGAAAATGAAAAAACTACTAATGATGCTGTCAGTCGTACCAGCGCTACTGTTTAGTACTGCAGCTCTAACTGCACCCTACTGGACAGAGAAACCGACTATCTGTGCATTGCCAGAAGAGGTAATGCAAATTGCAGCATCCAGAGGAGAATTTCCAACTATAGTTTTAGATGGAATGTTTGTATTGCCTGGCGAAGTACCAAGATTGGTGCCAAGTAAATGGGTTATTGCTACAAATGAAGAAACTGGAACGTGGACTTTATTGGAATTTCCAAAAGGTTCTAACATCGCTTGTATTATTGGAAGAGGTGAAGGACACATCGAACTGTTAACAAAAGGTACAAGTACATGACAGATATCATTCCAATCATTTGGCACTTGTTTCTAACAGTATGTTCTGGTTCAACATGTATCGAACAGGATGTGCAGTGGTTTGAAAACAGAAGTTTATGTGAAGAACATTTAGTTTTACATTCAGAATTACCATCTGATGGAAGTTGGGATTCTGTAGAATACATTTGTAAACCAGTAGGTTCAATTGCCTCTTGACATTCAAAAGGCAATGTGGTATAAATATATTACAATTTGGTTGACGCAGACTGAATACTAATCTGGACATGGGGGCAGTACCCATCGCCTCCACCATAAACACTTGGAGAAGTGAATGTTTAAATGGTTACTTAATTTAAAACTTGTTGTTATAACAAGAGACTATTTTGAAGAAAGAAATCGTAAAGCAGACGCTAAGATTCCAAAGTATCTATCGGGAACACAGAGTGTACCGTATAAATTAGAACCGAGTGTTTATGATGGGGGCGAACTAGGTTCGACAGGTAGGGATAGGAAAGTTTAGAATTGTCGGGTGACTCCGTAAATGGTCAAAAACTATAATTGCAAACGACAATTATGTTCCTGTGGATTACGCCTTAGCGGCCTAATCGCACTGAGTTTTGAGGGTGTACTTGTAAACAGAAACATCCTCACCTTATTCTCGTTCATCCCTTTGGGACGGAAGTAGCATAATGCGAAGGAACGCACTTAACCTTAAAAGGGGAGAGTGCTATGACTTTATATCAAGCATGGTGTTATCGCAAACTGAGGGAAGAGCGAAAACGCAAAGAAAAGATTTTGATGTACTTCAGAATCAGATTGAAAGGGTGACGCCTCAATACGTCCACGCAGTCCAACGGTTAGACTGTTCTTGCAACCCTACTGATATATAAGGGCTCTGCTTAATTTAATGGGTGGGGAGAGTATCCTTTCGCTCTCCCCATTCACCTTAACATGGAGTTTGTAATGAAAAATAACTTAGAAGAACTTGCAGTGATGACACCTAAGAAGTTCGCATTGAAAATTGAGAAGATTGTCAATCAAGGAACAGGGACAACATATATGGATGCAATACTAGACTATTGCGAGAAACACCAGATGGAGCCAGATGCAGTCGCACCTTTAATCTCCAAACCACTCAAGGAAAAAATCGAAGCTGACGCAAGAGAACTAAACTACTTGCCCAGAGTAGCAACACTACCAGTATAGGTAAATCCAATGGAAGCGTGGGAATGCTATCAAATGTATCTTGGTCTGAAACTTCATTTCACCACAGATTACGACTACAAAAAGTATGGGGGTAAAACCTCAGCAACCAAAGCATCATTCCTAAAAAGAAGGGACAGAAACTTTTTCGCCAAGACGGCAAGAAAATACGATACCAAAACACTAGACTACTTTGTAGCGAATTTCGTGAAATCACCAAAAGGATATATAGGTGAATTTTCAGAGGAGAACTACATGGAGTGGAGTAAAAATCGACAGTCATTGTCCTATAACTTTATAAATGATATGTCATTATTATTTGCACAAGTTGAAGATTTTGAGTCAATTTTCTCTTGCCAAAGTGGACAACATAGTGTATTATTAAAGAACTTCCTCGCAAAGAGGATACGATTAGAAACGATGGTGATACTGCAAGGTTTACTATCATATGTCAAACAGCATGATGAGGATTTAAAAGATGATTTAATTTGGCCAGATGTTAGACGAGCTGTCGTCAAGTACGGAGTATTTCTCTCATATAATAAAGAGAAATGTAAATCGCAACTACTCAAGCTGATAAAGGAGACATTCTAATGTCAGATGAACTCATTCGGGAACGAGACTTCTTTCGTGCAAAAATGCAAGAACTAGTCGCTCGTGTGAAGGTGTTGGAAGGGGACAATGCAGAACTGCAAAAACGTGATGCAGAAGTTACCCAGCGTTTGCAAGAGATTGCAAATATAAAACCAACATCATATCGTCCACGTTACCGCCAAAAAGGTAACTAGGACAATATCCTAAGTAAGATAATAAACTGCTTCATTGATACGGAGATGTTATGAAAACAACAAGACTGTCACACACTAAGTGGAAAATTGAAACAATAGTTAATGGCAAAATCAAAGAAATGATTTATGACTTCCCCCTAGTACTCAACCAAGTTGGTTGGGATTTTGAAACCCGAAACAAGGATAATGATGGTGACTGAAGAACAAGGAATTAATAGAATGCTGACTACAGCAAGACTTATATCATATAGTCAACCACAAGAAGGAGAACTCTATGTCGGTGACAACTTACAGGAACTCGTGGCGTATTGCGCCCGTGTCTCCAATCCATCGAATCAAGCCACACACGAAACGAGTGAAAAACTCATACGATATCTATGTAAACACAAGCATTGGTCACCATTGGAGATGGTTAGCGTCTGCTTAGAGGTAGAGACAACCAGAGATATTGCACATCAGATTGTTCGTCATCGTTCATTCTCTTTCCAAGAGTTTAGTCAACGATATGCAGAACCATCTGCAATGGGTAATGAAATGGTGATTAGAGAATGTCGTTTACAGGATACACAGAATCGTCAAAATTCAATTGAGATTGAAACTGACCCATCTATTCAAGAGAATGCAAAGATGCAAGACTTGATTACTGAATGGGGACGTAGACAACATGGTATCATTAATCAAGCGAAAGCATGCTACGAATGGGCAATTGAGAATGGTATCGCAAAAGAACAAGCACGTGCTGTCTTACCAGAAGGTTTGACTAAGACACGACTTTACATGAATGGTACATTACGTTCATGGGTACATTATATTGAGTTACGTTCTGAGAACGGAACACAAAAAGAGCATATGGAAGTTGCACAGAAATGTGCATTAGAGATTGCAAAAGTCTTTCCATTATTAAAGTCATTATAATTTCAAAAAACTATTGACTTCATGGCCCTTTTAATGTATTATAAATAATGTTATATAATGAATAACGTGAAATACTTTAACATACGAAAAACATACGGAGAAAATATATGTCAATTTCAGCACTAAGAAACCAGAACAGTCTGGATAAACTGTTACAACAAGTCCAAAAGGACGCAACACCCAACACAGAAAAGAAGTCTTATACAGATGAACGTCTGTGGAAACCTGTTGTAGACAAGTCGGGTAACGGTTATGCCGTAATCAGATTCTTGCCTGCACCAACTGGTGAGGAACTTCCTTGGGTTCGTTTATGGAATCATGCATTCCAAGGCCCTACTGGACAGTGGTACATTGAGAACTCTTTGACTACTATGAATCAGAATGACCCTGTGTCAGAGTATAACTCTGCATTGTGGAACTCTGGTGTAGAGTCAGACAAAGAGATTGCAAGGAAACAGAAACGTAAATTGCAATACTACTCAAACATCTACGTTGTTGAGGATACAATGAATCCAGAAAACAATGGTAAGGTTATGCTGTACCGTTATGGTAAGAAAATCTATGACAAAATCATGGAATCAATGCAACCAGAATTTGCAGATGAAACTCCTATCAACCCATTTGATTTATGGGAAGGTGCGAACTTCAAACTGAAAATTCGTAAGGTTGACGGATATTGGAACTATGATAAGTCAGAGTTTGACAAGCCGGTACAACTAAAACCAACGGATGAAGAACTAGAGAAAATCTATGGTTCGTGTCATTCACTCGCTGATTTCACAGCTCCTAGTAATTTCAAATCATATGATGAGTTGAAAGCAAGACTAGATGCCGTTTTGTCTGGAACAGTTGCAACTGCAAAAACAGCTGCAGCGATTGTTGAAGAAGATACTGTGGATTTCACTCCACCAGCGTCTACTCCAACACCAGAACCACAAACCGCACCATTCTCTGCTTCAAGTAATGATGATGACGATGCAATGTCGTACTTTGAGAAACTTGCTAACGAGTAACGTGGAATAAGGTATACTGGACGATGTATCCTTGGTGGTTGAATTGGATTCACACTGAAAGGGCCAGGTAGTAGTAGAGTACAATCTTAGGATTGGGGAAAGGGTTAACATTTCGGTGTTGACCCTTTTTTTTTGTTTCTTGCACATCACATTTCCATATATAATTATATACTTTTGGGCAGCCTAAATACGATGGCACCTAAATAGACAGGTGATAATTATCACAAGAAATCGAGTGAGAGAGAGTTGGGTTACACTCCCCAACATAATAAAAAGATGGATTTTCTGACACTAATACAAGATGTTGGATTCCCGATTGCTGGCGCCTTGGCGGCAGGTTATTTCGTGTTTCTAACGATTAGCTTCATATTAAAAGGTGTGACGGGCGGTGTTAATTCTTTAAAGAACATCATCCAAGCACTGGATAATCGTGTGCAAACTATGAACAATGATTTGGTGAAGATAGATGTTTTGATGAGTCATGCATTTAAAATCAAACCAAACATTGACCGTATAGCTGCGAATGAAGGTAAAGAAGATGCAAGGAGAGATTAGTGGAGGCTGAATTTGTTAACGCAATTAAAGACTTTGGTTTCCCTGTTATTGCCGCACTTGGTATGGGATACTTTGTATTCTTCATATGGAAGTGGGTAACTGAAACAATCGACCCTGTAATTGGGGATGCACAGAAAACACTGATTGCATTAGTAGATAGAATCCGAATGTTAGATAATGACATGATAAGATTGAACACAAAACTTTCCATGTTATTAGAACACTATGAAAAGACAGGGGAGCCTATTACGGGCGACCTCAAGGAGATATTGACAAGATATGGTTCAGTTAGCAAAGAATTTGACCAAAGTGGGTCTACTAAGTCTGATAATAACAACGCAGAGTAGTGCATCCGATTTAACCTTTGGTTTTGATAACCCCTCATTTAGTGGCAATGGTTACAGTACTCATGTATTGAGTATTGAACAGCTACAACACAATCGTAAAAAAGAAATAGAAGATGACGCCGCTGCAGAAGCAAGACGTGCTGAACGAGAAGCAGAAAATGAAACTATTCAAAAGTTTCTTAAAAATGTTGAGTCTCGTATCTATGCACAATTGTCCAAGCAAATGGTAGACAGTATGTTTACTGATACTGGTGATACTTCTGGTACAGCAGAGATAGATGGTTCAACAATCTATTGGGTAAAGGATGAAACATCTGGAACAATCACCATACAAATTACAGGAGAGGATGGGACTTTTACAGAATTAAT